TATTAAAGACTTTGATGTGCCTGTTAAAATAGTAATGACTGTACATGATCAAATTGACACTATATGTAAAAATGAATATATAGAATGGTGGTCAACGAAAATGAAAGAGTTAATGGAACAAGCTGCACTAGAGATAGTAACAAATGGCTTATTAAAAGCCGAAGTAACAGTGAGTAATTGCTGGGAAAAATAAGTATGAGTGAGGTCCTAATCTAACGGATGTATAAGAGCGTCCATAATATTAAATGTTTTGCCTCACTCATGTTTATTTATAAACTAAAACTAAATATATATATATGAAAGATCTTAGTAAATATTTAATAGAAGAGATTAAACAAGAACAGTGTTTAAAAGATTTACATGCAATTAAAGTTGTTGATATGAATGATTGGTTTAAGTATAGCGGTAAGCAAGAGGTTAGATGTAAGAGATATAAATATAATGATACAAACTATAGTAAGTTTGTACTTGCGCCTACTCATTATGTCCCACCGTTAAACTATAAATCTATTATGAAGGCAAATAATATGACTAAATATAAATTAAAAAATAACAGGAAAGTATGGTAAATAAAAATGAAGACGTCGTGAGTGAAATAAATAAAATAAGAGACATTGAGCAAAAAAGTGCTCTAAACAAATGGGCAGGCCAAGGATTTATAGGCTCTGTAATTGCAGGTACCGGCTTTGGTAAATCTAGAGTTGGTGTCCTTGCTGTGCAATATGCACTTAAAGATGGTGGTAATGCATTGATTCTTGTCCCTACTGTACAATTACAAGATCAGTTTATAGAAGAATTTGATAAATGGGGTGTATCACATGAGAATGTAGAAATTATGTGCTACCAGAGTGCATACAAACTAAAAAATAAACATTATAATATAGTTGTATGTGATGAGATACATTTAGGTTTATCACCAGAGTATCGTAAGTTCTTTGAAAACAATAAGTTTAATATGTTATTGTGTATGACTGCAACCTTACCTGAAGAGATTGAGTACAAAGAGCTCCTAGATAAAATAGCGCCAACAGCGTACAAGATTACACTAGATAAATGTGTAAAGCTAGGTATTGTAAGTCCATATGAGATTACATGTGTACCTGTTAAGCTTACAGATAAAGAGGCAGAAGAATATAAAAAGATAAATAATAAGTTTATTTATTGGAAATATCAGCTAGGTAATTTTGATGCATTTAACGAAGCAAAGAGAATTTTAGCTAGCAAGTCTGCAACCGGTGTACAAATGCAAGCAGCAGTACAGTTTTATAGACTCATTAGAGCACGTAAACAGATTGTAGATTTTGCAGAGAATAAAATAAATAAGTTTCAACAGATATATGCAGCAAATACAGATAAGAAAATACTAGTGTTTGGTGGTGCAAATGATTTTACAGATAAATTATGTGCTTCTATACCAAATGGTATGGCTTATCACTCTAAAAAGACTAAGAAACAAAAACAATTAGCATTAGATTCGTTTAAGAATGATGATATAAATGTGTTGTTTTCTACAAAAGCGCTTAATCAAGGCTTTGATGTTCCTAACGCAAACATGGGTATTTTATGTGGTATTACAAGCAAATCTTTGTCTATGATACAGCGTGTAGGACGATTGATACGTTTTCAAGAGGGTAAAATTGGTAAGATAGTAATTATCTATGTTGCTGATTCTCAGGAAGAAAAGTGGCTCAAGAAAGCCACAAAGAGTCTGAAAAATATTGTTTGGCAATAATTATACAAATAATTTGTAGATGATAACAGAATTTATTATATTTGCTTTAGATTTAAAAATTAGTATAACAGAACTTTTTATAACCTTTACTGCCATATGAATGTTGATATAGATTTTGAAGTGTTAGAACAGACAGGTATGTCTGCTGACGACTATTTATATCTTTATATAATACACAAGGAAAGTTATACCTATTTAAACAATCTTAATCTTAAACCAAATTTAGAAAAGTTACAAGAAGAAGGGTATATTAAGCTAGGTGAAACACCTGATCAACATTTTATAAGACAAGAGTTCATAGATCTTTTCTCTTCAAATTTTGATCAGATGTTTGCTGAGCTTATATCTACGTATCCTATGAAAGTAATGAGTACTGATCGTGGTGTTAGAGTGTTACATGCTAAGGATCCAGATTCTAAGGCTAATGCAAAATGCAAAGCAAAATATAAAAAGATAGTAAGGGATAAGCTATATAAACACAAGCACATAATGAAGTGTTTAGATACACAACTTACAATAGAAAGACATAATCTTTCATATATGCAAAACTTAGAAACATGGATTAATAACCATACTTGGGAAAAGTATGAAAACTTAGATGAAAATGACACAAAACAAAAAACCAACAGAATTACACGATCCCTTTAAAGATAGGGGATTTAAGAGCATAAGGAAAGCTATCAGTGCATCACTGCACCAGGTAACTGACGGTATGAATGGTAGACGTATGGTATATCCTACCAAATGGGCAAGATTAAACAAGAACTTACTAGGTGGTTTACAACCGGGTAAGATGTATGTAATTGCAGGTCGTCCAGGTGTAGGTAAATCAGCGTTTAGTAACCAATTGATCTTTGATTTATTGGATAACAATATAGGTAAAAAATTACTTGTATTGTATTGGTCTTTCGAGATGCCCGGCTATCAGCAGATATTGCGTGCAGGCTCAAAAGGTACAAATAAACAGGTAGGTGAATTACTATCTGTAGAGAAGAAGTTAGAACAAGAAGAGTATGTAAAGTTTAAAGAAGAAGTTTTAAAGTATAGTAACTACCCTATATACTTTAATAGTGTTCCTAGAGATATGGACTATATTAAAGCAGCTAATGTAGACATAGGTAATAAACGGCCAGATTATACTATTGTTAATGTGTTTGATCATTCTAGACTTATACTAAGTAGTAGAGAGCAAGAATTACAAAAACTTAACGAAGTATCAAAAGGTTGTATGTGGATGCAAGCTAAAATGGGGACTATAAATATATTACTATCTCAACTAAACCGTAACATAGAACAAGAACATCGTGCTAAGGCACAGTATCAGCCATTGCTAACAGATTTGTTTGGCGGTGACTCTATTGGTCAGGATGCACATGTTGTTATGATGTTACAAAGACCACATGATTTGTATGGTATTACAGATACATATTGTAACGAAGATCCTCGTGGTTTACTAGCAGTACACATGGAGAAGAACCGTGATGGCTTGCTAGGTATGATCCCGTATGAAGCGGAGATGTCAACATTTACAATTAAAGAGAGAATAAAAGAATGAAGAAAAGAAAATTAAACAGCAAGAATCCTAAGTATATGGATGCTAGCCAAACTAAAGAGCAAAAAGTAAGAAAACGAATATTAATAAATACTACTAAGCATGGGTGTAAAGTTCATGCTGTGTGGTTTGAAAACTAATTTATATGGAAACTATGGAATTACCAAAAGAAAAGGTTAAGGCTAGCCGTAAATCGCCTAAGAATATGATAATATATGGTCCACCTAAGATAGGTAAGACTACAATGCTATCTCTACTAAACAACTGTTTGCTTATAGATCTAGAAGACGGTTCTGATATGGTAGATGCACTAAAAATTAAAGCTAATAGTCTTGCAGACCTGCAGAAGATTGGGAGTGAGATTATAAAAGCAGGTAAACCGTATAAATACGTAGCAATTGACACTATATCTAAACTAGAAGAATGGTGTGAGGGCTATGCTAAAGCAATATACAAGAAAACACCTATGGGTAAAAACTTTGACAGTAAGAATGAGAATCTGTCTGTGTTGTCTTTACCTAACGGTGCTGGCTATTTATATTTACGTATGGCATACAAAGAGTGGATGGATAAGCTTAATAAACTAGCTGATCACGTCATACTAGTAGGTCATCTAAAAGATAAAATGCTAGAGAAACAAGGTAAGGAAGTTGCAGTAAAAGACTTAGACCTTACTGGTAAAATTAAACAAATTACATGTGCTAATGCAGATGCTGTTGGTTATATATACAGGGAAGGAGAAGAGACAATGATTTCTTTTAACTCTATGGACGATGTAACTGCAGGTTCTAGATGTGCACATTTAAAAGGCGCAACCATGCCTTTAGCTTGGGATCAAATTTTTATAGACTAATTAAATCACAAAAACTATGATAGACGCAAATGAGCCAACCAATGCTGAGGTTGTAAAACAAGAAACACCAGCACAAATTACTACTACTATGATTATAAAAGATCTAGAAGATGGTATAGATAGATCTGCTATTCAGGCTAAATATAATTTAGAAGCTTGGGAAGTAAAACAAATGTTTATGCATCCTGCACTAAAAGGTAAAAAAGCTAAAAAAGTTAGAAAATTATCTTTTACGTTTGTAGATGACACAGTAGAACAAGTAGATCCTAATCAAACTAGTATTCCTGTACAGACTCAAGAAAGTTTTGACAATGTAACAAGAATAGAAGAAGGACTAGATCATAAAGGAGAACTAACACAATTTTAATAACCAATAAATAATTAATTATGGCAATACAAAGTAATGCAAGTACTGAAGAAGTATCAGGAGGAGGTAGAGAATTCTACTCAGGTCTAACAAATGTAAATGTTGTAGCAGTTAATCCTACTATGGCAGAATTACATGCAATGGATGTAAATGTAAAGCAAGAACCTGCATACTCAGGTACTAGCAACGATCAAGCGTGGAATAAAGTAACGTTCTGGCTTGCAAACGAAGATGGTAAATTTAAATTAGATTTATTCTTAAAGAATAATACTAAACAATCTCAAACTGGTAAGTTTCTATGGCTAAACAATGTAGGTCAATCTACATGGTCAAATGATGCACCAAGTTATGACTGGTGGAAAGCTGATGGTGAAAGAAAAGCGTATGACGGTGAGAGAGAACTAATTGAGTTTACAAAAGCTTGGGCTAACGTAGCTGCAGGTGGATCTGTGTTTTATGATACTATGAGTGATATTGTAACGGGTAATGTAACAGAGCTTAAAACTCTTGCTGCAGCACTTAAAAATAATCAACTTAGAGTATTGATTGGTGTAAAAGATGATAAATATCAAGGTATTTACACTGGTTATTTTGGCAGAGTTAAACCTCAAAGAGATGACTTATTTGTTAAGGCTCTTAATGATGAGTATTCTCAGTTCAAAAACCATGATTTTAATGCAGACCTCAAGTGGGGTAAGCATGTCTCAACAGTAAGTCTAGTTACACCAGACACTATTCAAGAGACTGAAGATTGGACTACACCAGAACCAGCAGAAGCTAGTCCTTTCTAATGGCTATAGATCGTAGAGACAGCAACGATCACCTACATACAGATGTCATACTTGGTAAAATTACTGAGTATGACATTTTTAGGTATTATTGCCCTAACTTTAAAATACTGGGTAAGAAATTTAAGAGTGACCTTCGACAAGATAATTCACCTACAGTTTCTATAGTACCGTATAATGGTAAGTTACTATATAAGGATTTTGGTTCTCCTGATCACACGTTTGACTGTTTTAATTATGTAAAATTTAAATACAGCTGTGATTTTTACTCTGCGTTAAACATTATCGATTCTGATTTTAATCTTAACTTAAGTTCTAAAAAAGATGGCATAAAATTTACTATGGGTCTTATGGCTTATAGACAAAATAAAACACCAGCTTATACTAAGACTGAAGTTATACTTAAAAAGAAGCGTAGACAGTGGACTAGAGACGACGCAAAGTTTTGGAGCAAATATTTTGTCAGTAAAAAAATATTAACTATGTTTGGTGTCGAACCTATAAGTCATTTCTGGGTAAACAGTACTAGATTTACTTGTAAATCAGTAACTTATGCCTTTAGATTCAAGAATCGATATAAAATTTATTCTCCTTATGAAGAAACAAATAAGTGGTTAAGCAATACAAAAAAGACAGATGTACAAGGCTATAACCAACTCCCGTATAAAGGTGAGAGACTTATCATTACTTCATCTCTTAAAGATGTTATGTGTTTATATGCAGCAGGCAGTCATGCAATCGCATTACAGAGTGAGATGCAAATACCTTCAGATAAACTAGTGAATGAGCTAAAAGAAAGATTTAGCCAAATAGATATTTTATACGACAATGATTTCGACAAGGTTACAAACCCTGGCCAGAGTATGGCTAAAAAGATTTGTGACTTATATGGTTTTAACAACATTTGCATACCTGATTACTATCAGTCTAAAGATCCATCAGACCTAGTAAGTAAGACATGTGGATTCACTGAACTTAAAAATATACTAAATGACACGAGATGAAATTATTGAAAAATTAAGAATTAAGAAAGGATACTTAAAAAAAGGAGTACAGTTCCTAGCTGATAAATGGAAAGTAGAAACATCTATTATTAAAGAATGTAAAAAACTTGTAACCTCTGAAGAATGGGTACAAGAACGTATAAACAATGATAATAGCCATGAGCTTGGCGAGAGTCAGGCTTTTACAAAACATTTATTAGATAACGGATTAACAATGGCAGATGTAAAGTCTGTTAAATTTTGGCAAAACTTTAATGGTGAACAACGTTATAGTATAGTAACACACAACCAATGGCATGAACAGCCCCAGGTTAAAGATGAGTTACTAAACTATATAAAAAATAGATCCCCTAAAGTAAATAAGATTAAATATGTAAAGCCAAAAGATCCTGTACTGTATGAAATATCACTTCCGGATATACACTACGGTAAAATTACTGATGAACCTTCTGCTGCTATAGAGAAGCATTATATGCAAGCTATTGTAGATTTACATAGGAAAGCAGATGGTTTAAATATAGAGAGATTTTTATTACCGGTTGGTAATGATGGTTTAAATTCAGAAGGTATGAGTAGAGCTACAACTAAAGGCACACCTCAACAAGATAGTATGCGATGGCGTCAATCTTTTAGAGGGTACTGGCATTTAGTTACAAAAGCAATTGATTATTTAACACAGTTTGCCCCGGTAGATGTGGTTGTAATACAAGGTAATCATGATTTTGAGCGTATGTTTTATGTAGGAGAAGTTTTAGATGCTTTATATCACAATAATAAAAACGTTAATATAGACAATGGTTTAGATTCACGTAAATATTATGAGTATGGTATAAATATGATCATGTTTACACACGGAGACAAGGAGAAAGCGCAAGAGTTACCACTCTTAATTGCTACAGAACAACCTGCTATGTGGAGTAGATCTAAAGTTAGGGAAGTACATTGTGGACATAAGCATAAAGAAATGCTTAATGAATACATGGGAACTAAAGTTAGATTTATACCATCTATTTGTGCTAACGATGCTTGGCATAAAACACAAGGCTATGTAGGAACACTTAGATGTGGTCAAGCTTTTATATGGAGTAAGAATAGAGGGCTGGAAGGGTACCTCCAAACAAATGTGATGAGCTATGGCTTGGAAGAGAAAAGTTAGAAGTAAACCTGGACGTAGTAAAGTAAGGAATGCTAAGAAAAGTGACTATGATGGTAAAACGTTTCAATCTAATTTAGAACTTTATTGTTATAAAGAACTTAAAAAGGCTGATGTGGAAGTCCAATATGAAGAGCATAAATTTACAATCTTTGATCCTTTGGTATACCCTCAAGCATGTTATGAAGGTACCTCTAAAAAACTTTATAACAAGGGCAGCAAAATACGGGCTATAACTTATACTCCAGATTTTGTTGATCCTAATGGTAAGTTTATCATTGAAACAAAAGGCTATGCCAATGAGTCTTTTCCGTTGAGATGGAAACTATTTAAGAGACATCTTAAAGAAAACAATCACCACTATGTTCTATTTATGCCTAGAAATAAAAAGCAAGTAGACGAAGTGGTAGAACTAATCAAACAATTATAAGGTTGGACTGCCGGGAGATGTGCATGGTAATTCATGGTATGCATCTCGTAACTAGGCATTAAAGGGATAAAATATATTACGGTTGAAAAGCCCTTCCCTCCTTCCTTTTTATTTACTAATTAAACACTTTAAATTATGGCTAATAATGTTAGCCCTTGCTGTGGCTATGAATACAGCGAAGTAACACTCCCATGCGGGTGTGAGATGTACCAATGTAACAATCCCAAATGTAAAGAACATTTTGATGAACCTATGGTTAACTATGAATATAGAAATCAAAGGCTAGACGACATTGCAGAAGCGCAAGCAGATGAGATGCGTGACATGGGAAACTAATATAAACCAATTAAACACAAATTATGAGTATTAAAACTATTGATAAGCCTATGCAAGGTAGCGCCGGCATAGCTAAAAAAATTAACAAAGGCGCTGAGAAAATGGTGTTTGACATTTTACAGTCTACACAGTATTCTATGCCAATACAATCTACGATTAGAGAACTTGTTACCAATGCATGTGACTCTCAACGTGAGAAAGAAGTGGCTGTAGAAATACTAAGGGGTGAAAAGAAAGTTGAAGACTACTATATTGAACGCCACGGTGCTCAGTATGAAGATAGTAATTTTGATGCAAGTTATTACAATATAGCTGCACTAAATCATGTAGCAGATCATATAGATCTAGTATACAACCAAAACGAAGGTCTTGGATATTGTGATATATTTTCAGTTACTGACTATGGTGTAGGTATTGGAGCAAGACGTTTAGAAGGTATATTAGAACTGGGTTATTCTACAAAAAGAAATACTAGTGAGAATTTTGGTGCCTTTGGTCTTGGTGCAAAAGCTGCACTATCAACCGGTGTAGATTTTTACACTATAGAGACTGTATATAATGGTATGAGGTTTAAATGTAATTGTTATAATTACAAAACTGATTTTATTATACCAGCTTTTAATGTAAAAGAAGGTAAACCTAATCCATTTATTACTTTTAGTGATGGTGCTAAAGTATATTATGAGCGTTATGGTGGTAAGAATCAAACTACTGTATCGTTTGGTGTAAAACGCCATAACAGAAATAAGTTTGAAGAAGCTATTGAAGAGCAGCTGATGTACTTTGATAACGTTAATTTTAAAATTATTGATAACGAAGATGACGGATATGAGAGAAAAGTTAACTTTAAAACTGATGTACTTTATAATTCTAAAAATATAATAGTTGGTGATAGTTATTATTTTAGTAAGCCTCATATTGTTCTTGTAAAAGATAAAGAAGCTTCTACAGGTATTAACTATGGCTATATTGATTTCAAAGAATTAGAAATGGAGCAGATGTATGGTTGTGTTGCTTTCAAATGCCCAGCTAGACAAGTAGTTATTAATGAAGATGGCACTGAAACTATATTACAAGAGGGTGTAGATGTTACGCCATCTCGTGAGAAAGTTATATGGAATGAGTCAACTAAAAATTATATTAAAGGTGTAATTAAAGCAGCTGCAGAAGAAGCTAGTACAATGGTAGAAAAACAGCTACAAGAAACTGACTTTCTAAAATGGATTGATAAATGTAGATCTATTATAGCTGGAGATACTGATGATAGAATACTATCTAGAATTTCACGTATTATTGATAAAAATGAGATTAAACCTAAGTTTGGACCTGATCCTAGAATTAAATATAGTCATATAACTAAATTGTTTGAAGGCTTAAAACTTATGACACCTCAAGAAATTAATAATACCATAGAGCGTGAGAATGTAAAAGACTGGCATAGTTTTGATGCTAAGCATTTTTATGCTAGAGAAGAGCAGTTTAGTAAGTATAAAGATGTATATCTAAGACAACTAGATCAAGACAATAACCAAAACAGACATAAAGTTTGTACGTATAGTTTAGTAGATCTTGATGCATTTTATCGTCAAGATATACTTAAAGCAAGTACAACTGATGCGCAGATGTTCCTCTTAAAAGAAAAGGCTAGGGTAACTGCTAAAAGAGCTGCTATCTTAAACTTTATTAGTAAATCTGAGTGGTATAAAAACTATGATATTGTAGAAGTACCAGAGGAGTTTATTATAGACTGTAAAGAGATAGAAGCAGAAGACGAAGAGAAATCTAAGTTTAGTAATCTTTCAGCTGCAGAACGACGTGAGATAGAGAAAAGAATGGTGGCATATACTCTTAGGTTTGATCATTTAAAAGATGATAATTTAACCTTAGAAAAGATAGAGCCTAGAGCTAAAGATCTTATGTCTAGTTCTAATCGTATTTACTACTGTACTAAAGAAGACGAAGGTAAAATGAAAGCTGCTGCTTTATTACTTACACACGTTGTTCCACATTTTAAAGAAGTTTATCCAAGCGCTTCTTGGTCTGACAATGGTCATCAAAGAGAATCTCATAATTACCCTATATTTTGGTACGAGCATGCTCCTGTTAGATTTATGACTCGTAGTAGTAAAGGTGAGTATTATGATTGGGCAGTTAATCCTGTGCAAGGATGGGACACACCACAGCTGATCCGTGTTAGTCAAGATAAGGTTAAGTTTATTACACAAAACCCAAATGTCAAACACATTGATGAACTATTTTTACAACTAACAGATAACAACGCATATACTATGGATAATTCACTTATTAAATATTACACAGCGCATAAACTAGAAAAGATAAATAACTTTAAATTTCTGCAGGGACTTAAATGCATACACCCTACATTGCAAGAAGATTATTGTGAGCTCATGGATTTGAGGAATGATAATTATTCAGAATATGATTACAGAAGAGTAAAAGAAATAGCACCAGCTATACTTGAACATATGGATAAGTTGTTTGAATTTCAAAAGTTTATGACAGAGTGTGATGACGAAGATTTGATAGCGCAAAAGTCTAAAGAACTGTTTGTTTTGGCAGATATTAGTAATGCTAAAGCTGCTGATTTGACTATATTAGCTAAGTATGATAATATACTAGAATTTGCAGAAGAAGTTAAACCGCTGTTAGATGAACTAGACTGCCTTGAGAGTAGAGACTGTGATATGTCTTCAGCTCTTGAAAAAGAAGTTAGAGTTTATTTAAGAGCTAAATCTAGAGAAATATGGGAAAGTTAATAACTAAAGACATTAGAAAAACTTTTAAGATCCGTCCCTCTGGTAGGTCGACGGATTTTATTTCTCCTAGCTTTGGTTATGGTTGTTTATATAATTGTTCTTACTGTTATATGAAACGTCATAAAGATAAAGGTTTGTCTGTTGCTGTAAACACGGGTGATATATTGACAGAAGTTAATAATCATGCATACTTTACACCAGTAGACAAACCTAATCAGACGCATCCAGAATTTACCACTTATGATATTAGCTGTAATGAAGATTTTGCATTGCATGCTAGACATCATGACTGGGAAAGAATATTTAAATTCTTTAGAGATCATCCTGTAGCTATGGGTAGTTTTGCAACTAAATTTGTAAACCCAATGCTAATTAATTTTAACCCGGAAGGGAAAATACGTATTAGATTTAGTCTAATGCCTCAACATAAATCAGATTTACATGAGCGCGGTACCTCTAAGATCATTGATAGAATAAAAGCTATTGATGCATTTATAGATGCTGGGTATGATGTACATGTAAATTATAGTCCTATTATTGTATACGATGGTTGGTTACAAGACTACGAGTATATATTTGATATGATGAATGATTATGTTAGTTACAAAGACCAAGTTTTATCAGAATGTATATTCTTGACACATAACTTTAAAAAGCACGTTGTAAACTTAGAAAGACATCCAGAAACAGAAGTAGATCTATGGGTTCTTGATAAGCAAGAAGTTAAACGTTCTCAGTATGGTGGAGAAAATATAAGATACAAACTAGGAATGAAGTCTGAATATATTAAACAATTTAGACAGATACATGAAGCCAAAATACCTTGGAATACTATAAGGTATATTTTTTAACCAATTAAATAGATAATATGATAACAATTAATGTAATAGAAAACAAAATCTGTGGTAATTATGGAGAGCATCCATTCACAGTAGAATACAGTAAAGAGCTGTATGATCAAATGCAAGAGCTTGCTCAACAAGCAAACAATGTAACATCTATAGAAAACTACAATGAAGTAATAAAAGCCTTTGAAACGTTAACTATAGTAGATTATACAAAGACAATCGAAACCAAATGTCCGTATATACATGTAAACAAAGGAACAGGAGAGTTCTTTCTTAAGCACGAGGGTGTAGTATCTACTATACCTATGCCACAAGCGCTTGTAGATAGAATTTTTGACTCTTTAGATAAAGAGTTAGACTTTATGCCCCTAGTAAAGATGTGGACACGTTGGTTGAGAAATCCAATCTTGTGGAGAAAGATGAAGCAAGGTTATGGAGAAGATTTCTGTAATAGATTCTTTAATTTTGTTAATATGCAATATGTGCATCCTAAACATAAAGAAGATCTTATGGAAAATCATGGATTAAGCGAAGATGCAGCCAGCAAAAGAGCAACAATGTACCAAATGAAAATCACCCATGAGGGATTACTCAATGGTTATAAAGTCTCTAGAGAAGTGCTGCACAAGTTTAATTCAGAAACCGGTGAGCAAGAAGATCGTTATAAAAGAACGTTCAATGTTGACACTGGTGAGATAGAAGGTGATGGTTTACCAGAACACGTAGAAGATAGATTGTTTGAACCAGCTATTATGGGTAGTAGCGGTGATGCATTCTTTTGCGAGGGCCCAAATGGTTACGCAAAACCACAACATTTTATCAAAGTGGGTTGTACTCACAAACTTGCTGATTGGAGCCAGGTTAACGTAAATGATACGACGTCATGCGTTAAAGGGCTCCACATCGGCGGGTTAAAATATATTGCTTTTTATAGTGGAGAAATTCACAACATCTTTGTAGATCCTATGCATATCGGGGCTGTGCCTTGTGATGAAGATGGCGCTATTAGATGTAAGCAATATTTTGTTCATTCTTCCTTAGTAGGTGTGAATGGATCTATTTACCATAGCTCTAGTTACGCAGCTATGACAGATGCAGAGTGGGACGATATGAGAGCCCAAGCTGTCCAAGAGCGAGCTGATAAAAAAGCTCAAAGTGACAAGGAAGTTGCTGAGCTAAACGCTCTGTAGCTAGTGTTTAATTGGTAAGATATGAGGGGGTGGACGAACGGCGTTTTGCCAACCAACTTTAACCGGGAGTATAAGAGCTTCCTGTTTTTAATTAGATTTTTATATCCACCCCCTTTATATCGATAACCCTAAATTTTAAAATATGAATAGAGAAGATAGAATAGCTCTGATAGATGGTGACAGTTTAATCTATTATGAGATGAAAAAAGATACACTAGAAGAAGCAATAGCAGGTATTGACATGAGAATTAATCAAATGTTAAATATAACAGAATGTAAATATTATGCCGGTTTTCTAACACAAGGTAAATGCTTTAGATATAATATAGCAACTACAAAACCCTACAAACATAACAGAAAACGAGATGCATTACCAATTATATTCCCTGCAATTAAAGAGTATTTAAAACAACACTGGAAATTTACATTTATACCAGAACTAGAAGCAGATGACTTAGTATCAGTGTATCATGATCCTATGAAGACTATTATATGTAGTCCTGACAAGGATGTGTTATACCAAAACAAAGTATCTAATTATAACTATGGTAAAGGTGAATTTATAACTGTTGATGAGAATCAAGCAATAACATTTTTATGGAAACAAGTACTAATGGGTGACTCTACAGATGGTATTACTGGGATCCCTAAAGTAGGTCCTAAAACAGCTGATACTTGGTTAGAAAATGTAATTCCTACAGAAATGCCAACTTTTGTTTTAAATAAATACATAGAAAAGTTTGGAAACTCTGAAGGAATTCATAGATTTACAGAGACCTTTAAGTTGATATATATACTTAAGACTAAAGAAGATGTGCTAAGAGAAACTGGTATAGAGTTACCTGATTTAATAACACATAAAGTTGAATTTACAAATCAAGAAGAACTATGGTAGTAGAGTGTGACAATTTAGTATACAAACCTGTAAATGCATTGACATTTAGAATTACAGGAAATGTAAATTGCTTAAAAGCTATTAAAAAAGACAATAAAATTGTAGCTTTAGAAGGACCTAATAACCTTAATATAAAACTAGGGTTTACGGTTCCTATAAAGAAAACAAAATATAAAGTTAACATTATAGAGTCAGTGATCGGTGAAGATACCCGGTTACTAGCTTATGATGTATCAATTGCTAAAAGAACAAAGGCAACAACATTTGTAATGCCTATGTTACCTGGTAATAAAAAATTATATTTTTGGAATACTTTTTTTGTAAATTGCTTTATAGGTACTCCAGAGGATACAAACTGTATCGCTTTGCTGTATAGATGGTCTTCTGATACGAGATATATTAAGTTTGAGAAAATTATGAAAGGTTTAGAATTCTTTAAACGTAGGTATGATCCTAGCCCTAATTATGTAATGTTTGTTTTTAATATTCCTAAAGGATATAAAAAAGAATACAGATCATTTATACTAGGTAAATATTCTAAGTTTACTAGAGACTATAAATTAGACATTCTAGATTTTCATAATGCTGATATAGAAGATGAGATGGGTCAGATTATATTTAAAAGTGACAAACGTAGGAAATTGTTAGAGAAACGACTGAATGCGGACTTGCCAGAAGAGTCAGAGCTGCTAAGTATAATAAATATAGAAACAGAAACGTATGATCCTGAAATTTATAAACTAAAAAAACTACTATGAATATAAATGATATTGTAATATTAAGAAAACATGATGTAAGACATCATCGAGGAGTTATAGGTACTAGGTATGTAGTTGTAGAAATAAAGAAAACAGAGCTTAAATTATGCTCTGAAGATACGTTAGATTTTTGTTTTTACACGGATCCAAGCAATGTAGAACCTTTAGTACAATGTACAATACCTTCTTGGGTACAAACAAATACGAACTCTGATGATTTTGCAGACAAACTAGACAAAGTATCTAGTGAGGTTGTAGCATTATTAAAGAGTAAAAACAAAGCTTATGGTAACACAGCTCTAGATCCTGTACAGATATTTAGCAGGCTAGATGCTACAGAAGCTATATGTGCTCGTATTGATGATAAAATCATGCGTATAAAAAACAAAGGTATAAATGATCAAACTGAGGATACAGTTAATGACCTTATAGGTTATTTACTTTTGTTAAAAATGAGTATGCAGTAAAACATAGGGGGCATTGCCCCCTTTTTGTAGCCCCCTTAATCTAATGTGGTAAACCACTTGTATGCTTCTTGAGGAGTTTTTGATTTTTGCAAACCTCTAAATATAGGTAATAAGTCTTCAAAATGTTTTCTTATCTTACGGTCTCCTTTCTCAAATCTACCGGTTTTTCTTTGATAAAAAATTTCTTTTGCATCTCCTAAACCTACAGCGTATCCAACTTCACTTAATAGTTGTCCTAATAATTCACCACCTTTTAGTATTGGCCTAGTAGTTGCCGTAGGAGATTGTAATATTCTAAATGCTTCTTTTGTTCCTACTAAAGGTGTCCATTGTAAAATCTCTGTCTGGTATCTTTTAGCTTGATATAAAGCAAAATTACTAATCCATGACTCTTCATCATCATCTAAGTTTGCTAGTGCTGCTACTAGCGCCATTGCTCCTAGTAAAGAGGCTAACTCTACAGATGTTCTTTTAACGTTTTGCTGTTCTAGCTCAGTCATCCTGCCATATGCAAAAGATTTCTCTGATATACTTTCTGTAATAAGATTCCAAAATGATATATACATACCTTGTGTAAGTACTCCCATTTCTTCATCTACATGTAGTGTAGAACTTCCACCATGTCCGTATCTTCTTCTAATTCCAGGTGGCATCCAGTTACGAAAAAGCATAAATAGTTTACCATACCATCTTCTACTTAACATATTGGTATGCATTTTACTTTTTATCTGGTTAGTTCTTCTAGCTATACCTTGCAATTTAGTAATAAAATCTAATCTAGTAAATCCAGATTGCTCTTCATCAAGTCTAGAATCTATAGACATTTTACCTGTTTGTTTATCTACTACAAGTAAGTCATACAAATTAGCAGGATTACCTTGTTCATTAGTTATAACTTTACCAGTTTTATCTTTTAATGTACCTTCAAGGTTTTTCATTATTGCTAGCATTCTAGTGGCAGATAATTCATGTTCAGCTGCTTGTTGTAAAAACAATAAATTACCACTTCTTGCAAACTTCCGTAATTTACCTCCTACTAATTGATTACCTTCACCATCAGTAAACTCTGTTAAAGCATCAAAAAATTCTACTGCTTTTCCTATTTTACTTTTTGGGTCAAATCTACCTATATCTGTAACAGCCATACCTGATCCCCAATATTGTCCTTTTGCCCATGCCATATCTGATTTATTCATAAACTGTCCAGCAAACGCTTCTTGCATCATCATCATATTATCTAAAATAGACTGGTTAGCTCCTTGTAATAAGTTAAATGACAATGTGCTCATTGCAGTAAATGCATTTATACTAGACACTGCCTGATTAGCAGAAAAAGTTTTACCAAGTACTGTAAAATCTTTCCTTATATTACTTTCTCCAAAAAATACAGACTTTAACCATTCATCTACATGCTTATAATTATAGCTTTCTCCATCTTTTAGCTTAGGCATATCTATCCCCATATTTTTAGCAGCTGCTTGAACCACTGCTATTCCTGCAGAAGTAGTTTCTAAAGTTGGTGCATGTTTTAATATGTCTCTAAAGATATTAACCTGACCTGAAACTTTACTTTTACTTTTAAACCCGTGCGCCATGTGTCTAAATCTATAAATACTAGTAGCAATATCTTTAGAAATTTCTTTAGATGGGACTCTGTTAGTAGCGTAAACAGGGATAGCATAGTCTACATCTCTATTATTTTCATTATAAGTAGTGTAATCATGATTAGTTTCTTGTATAGTAAAACTATCTTTCATTGTATCTGAAAATGTGTTAAAAGCACCATTTTCTTTTGCTCTATCATAATCTTCTTTTCTGTAAGTTGGCATTAAATATGAGTATTTGTCCCAACTGTTTTTATCCATTCTCTTTCTACCTATCATATCTTGAGCTTGATGAAACTGTTGTAGCATAAAAGTATAATATTTTTTTAATCTAGGATTATTTTGAATTGTAGTATACTTTGGATTAAGATAAACTGTAGGATTAGGTTGTACCCAGTCTCCTACAGCTGCACCATTTTTAAAATTTTTATTACGATGCTTAAGAGTTGCGTCTCGACGCTGTTGTCCATCTAAATAAGCCTGCGTATCTTGTTCACCTGCAAGTTTTAATCTTTTTAATTCTTTATTTTCTCTTTCTAAATCTTTATCTAGAATAGCTAACTCTTCTCTCCATCCTTCTATTTCAGAACTATTTTCTTTTGTCCACTGAACAAGATCTCTAGTAGCATCTCTACCTCTACTGCTTTCGCTCCAAGCTCTATATGCCTCTCTAAATATTATCATGTCCCCATCAAAATCTTCAGGTTTAGGTTGACCATATTTTTTACCAATTTCTTTTTTAAATTCTCTTAAATTTTTATAATATTTCTCTTGATCTATAGGATTAACAAATGCTAGTCTTTTCATACCTTTAATATTTATTTCTTCTAGCATAGGGTCATTAAGAGCAGCTACAGAGTTCTCATTTTGACCTAATACAAACTCTTCATAAATAGGAGCTAACTTAGATTTTAAATTTAATGTCAGATCATTTGCTTCTAAGTTTGCTTGTTGTACAACTTTAACTAATAATTGTATTCCTCTATCACTAGAGTAAACAATAGGATCAAAATAATAAGAATAACTACTCTTATCTTTATGTCCAGCTCTCATAGATTTTACAAGGTCAGCATAACCAGTAAGTTTTTTTTGTTTTAATTGATCAATTTTTAATTCTACTGATTTTTCTTTAAATTCAGCATCTGTTAGTTCTCCTTTTTTGTATCTTTTTTTAAGTTCTTGATACATAAGATCTCTTTTATCTAAAAAAACTTCTCTATTAAACTTTTTTGCATTATCTATAATTTTTTGTATTTCACCTGGTAAATTTTTATTAGATAATCCTATAACAGATTGTGCCCATATAGGTATAATGTCAAACATAAAATCACCTTCTAATACTGTGGCTTCATCTAGTATTTGTTGTAGTCTATCTTCTAATCTTTCAAAAGCTTCAAAGTTTTGTACTTTGCCTTTATCTTTTACAGACAACATTAAACCTTTAATACTTTGAAACATTTCTAAACTGTCTGTTGTTTTCTTTAGTGCCCACAATTTATTTAAATTAGTAGTAGTACCTCTGTCCTTTATGGGTAATGCTTTAATTTCCTTAAATGTTTTCTTTGCTCTGGCCACTGCTGCCCCCATAGCATCTACAAGTTTAAACAAATCTTCTACTTTTTTTACTTTCTTTAAACTGTTCTGCAGTCTTAACATTGCAGTTCTTTCTTCTTCACTTACTTGTTCTTCAGGCAATTGATTTAGCCTATACATTTCTGAATTTATTCTAACTTTTGCATTATCTACAAGTTCTTGTAATCTTATTTCGTCCTTACTAGCTTGTATATAAGAGCTCAAGGGATTAATCATGCTGTCTGCTCTTAGTTCTTTGGCAAACATTTCTTCTGCAAGTATAGCTGCACCACTAGGGTTAATACCAAACAACTTACCTATAGCTCTAAACAATCTATTAAGTATTCTTTGTATTTTATTAGGACTTTTACTAATAATTTTAGCTCCTTCTAATCCAATTGCTGTGGCTAGTACTTCTTTATCTAATAGTTCACCATATAATTCTGGATACGTTTCTTGTACTTGTTTATATAAATCTGTATTTCTTAGTTCTGCAATAGCTTTTGCAACAACAGGATCACTAACTCCTAACAAATCTATATAAATATGTCCAAACTCATGGTATGTTGTATCTTTTCTAACTTTTTCTGGATTAATTCTTATTGTAGGGTTTTGTCCTTCTACAGCGGAATCTACTTGCCCTAAGTTATCTATGCTAGTATCAAACTCAACATTAACAGTAACACCAGCTATAGCAAAAGAGCTTTTTAAATGGTTAGCTATTCTGTAAACATTTTCTAACTCTTCTCTTTCCATTGCAGAAAATTTACTATTACTAGTATTTTCTCTTCTAGCTAATTCATCTTGATAGTAATCTCTAGTGTTAGGATCAGCTCCTGCTACAAATCTAACGTACTGATCAATATCTACAAGATTATTACTTTGTAGATCTGTATTAGTAGTACCTTCAGGTACAATGTTTTCTAATACATTTTTATTTATAAATAATTCATATAAAGGGGCTGCTTCAGACCATATAGTTTTAGGAGTCATTTTTACATACTGGGTAGTAAAAAGACCGGGATGCTTTCTTTCTATCCTTTTTAATTCTCTTAAACTAGTTTGAACATTAGGTAATGTTAAATACATTTTACCCCTTACTTTTGTAGCTACTCTACGGTTTTTAAGTATTTTATATACAGATTCTACATTTTTATTTTTAACTGTATCTGTATAACCATATAGATCAGTAAGTAATTCATTTACTAATCCGGTTTTTTTATCATAATATTTACACGCCATTTATTTATTTTTTAAGGACAAACTTTTAGTGGATCATCATTATCAATTTGTGTATTGATGTCCGGTGTCATATGTACATAACTATCATTAGGAACATTATCTGTTGATAAAGCTATAGAGTTTTGTATAAATACACTATCACTTTCTAAATTTGTAGTCCCCATTTCAATAACTTTATTTGCCACGCCTAAAGGAGCTAGCAATTGATAGCTAGAACCTCCTAAATACACATACATATTACCTTGTTTTGATTTAAAATAGTTTATGTATCCAGTTTGTTCATCATAAACAGATGAGTCTAAATTTGGAAAAGTAACTATACCATTTACTGCTTTTCCTGCAGAAACCTTTCTTAGTAAATCTCTTCCTCCAGGCCTGCTTGTTCCAAAGTTTCTTACAAATTCATGTGTAAAGTTACTAAATCCTGAGTAATTTGGTCTAACTAATTCTGTTATTTCTTCTGTAAAAAATTCTACAGGTGATCCCTGTCCCGGATTTAGTATGTCTGTTGTAAATACTTCTGAAGGTATTAAATCTATATAACTACCATATGTAGGAGAAAAACCACTAGTTAAAAATTGATTTGCTACTAAATATTTACCATAAGTACTTATTTCAGGATTAGAGTCTTTTATAATAGCTAATAGTCCATTACTTAATTCATTTTTATCAGAAGTAGACATGTTTATACCAGAGTCTAATTGTATTCTAGCAATACTATTTTCAGCATTACTAGGATCTTCTCTTAATAGTCTGTAAAATGGATTGTTAAGCAATTTAGGGTATTTAATAGCAATTTGTCTAGTTTTATTTACAATGTTATTTAAACTTTGTGGAGTATATAAACCTTTTATATAAGTTCTTGACAACCATCCAGCCTTAGTTCCTATATTTTTTATTAATGGACTGTGAGGCTGAGTCATTATAGAGTTAAAAAGTGCTCTATCTATAAATTTATGTTGAGGACCACTTAAAATTCCTATCCCTAATTTTTCTTTTATTTCTTCTTTAGCAGAATTAAATGCAGCGCTGTTTTGCACAAATCCAAGTAAGCTTGTATTTTCTAGTATTGTGTCAAAAATTCCTCTGTAAGCTACACCTATAGGATTTAAAGGTTGACTAGTTTTTTGTTGATGAATTATATAATCTTTAGCTCCTAATATTAAACTGTTTTGATTATATAAAAAGAAGGTTTCTTCATCTATCCATGCGTTTATAGAAGACAATTCATTTACATTATCTAAATTATCAGGAGTAATTACTTTATATACTCTTTGAAGTTGTTTACCAGCTTGATGTAATAAAGCAAAGTTATCTAACATTTTACTTTGGAATTGCTCAGCCTCTATATTAGCTACACCTAATACTCTATCTCGTTCTGTTTCTTCTTGACTTTCTCTAAAAGCACTTTTTAATTCTTCAAGTGATATGTTTGTCATACCCACGTTTAATCTTCTGTTTATCTTAAGTATTCTGTCTACTAATTTATTTTCTGGAATATTATCTTTTTCTGCGTTTTTTATAAGTGCTTTAATCTTAGGCTGTGCTAAAAAATATACTACAGTTTCTATTGGAACTCCTACACTTAATAAAACACTAGTTACAGGTATAGTATATTTATTATCATTTATATCTATTTGTATAGGATCTTTTGCAGCATCTACTGCAGCTGATAAATACTGTGATATATTACCATCAGTAAAATTACCAAGTGAGTCCATAGTTTTTATAAAACTTAAAGGAACTCCTTCTACTATAGGTGTGTTTTCAGAAACTATTGATAATGTCCCTAGTTGTTCTGCTACATTTCTACCTGCAATAGTATTCGAATGTAATCCTCTACCTGCTATACCCATTTTTTGTCTATTTTCCATTCTTATTTCAGACATAGGGTTATTGTAATTTATACTAGTATCTGCTTGTCCAACAATAGGCGCTAATCTTTTTAAGTCTCTATTATCTACAGGAGTCATAACTTCTTCTAAATGTTTTTTATCTAGTATTATTCCTTTAAATACATTATATATAGTATTATTTCTTTTTTGTCTAGGAGTAAGTTTGCCTGTTTCTTTAAATATAAGGTTTAGTTTATCTATATCAAAATCAGCTCCCATTTGTACTGTAATTCCTCCTGGTACCATAATTGCTTTTTCATAAGATTCAGGTAAAAAGTCAACAACTTTAAATACCATTGCAGAACTTTTACCTTGTTGCGGTATACGATACCCTATAAACTCTAATCTAGGATCTCCTTCAAATTCTGAAGCGTTTTTACCTTCTATTTCTTCTGCTGTAAATCCAAGAATACTAGCTTTTATTCTTACTTCAGATCCTCCATTTTGTCCATCATACATTCTTAGTTCTCCGCTAGTAACATGGCCTCCTAGTTCTGCTATTTGTACTGTTTCTGTTCCTTTTAGTTTTTGCTGGTATATTTCTTTATTAAATACACCTGATACTATTGTTTGAAATTTAGCTTCAAAGTTTGGAAAACTTAATGGTATTCTAAATTTATAATTATAAAATCCATCAGGTATTATATCTAATCCATCTAAGTAGTTTTGGGGTAAGTCTCTTTGTTCTACTTCTTTTTCTATTCTACTTCTAAGTTTTTGTAAAAGTTCTAACTTAGCTTCTTTATGTTCTATACTAGCTTTATTTTTTATACTAGTGTATTTACTTATACCTAATTCATTTAATATTCTTGCGGTATCTTCTTTTATATTATCTGCAATAGCAGAACCAAACAATTCTTGTACTTCAAAACCTCTCATTATTTTTCCCCCTATATTATACTCACCCTCTTTTACAACATTAGTAATAAGATTTTTTCTAAGCTGCCTATTAAATGTTACAGTATTTTTTTTATCTACAGGTATTATTTGTGGAAATCTAAGTTTACTAGAATCCATTACCATTGGGTTGCTAACATCTAGATCAGATGTTGCTTGAAAGTCTTGGACATTAACTCTTGCTCCTTTAGTAGCGCTTTCTGTGTGTACTACATGTATTGGTGCTGAACCCGGTTTACCACGCATTGCAATAAGCATCTTTTCTAAATATGGAAAGTTTACAGCTAACTCTGGTGTAACTACAGTATAAGAATTCTTATCCATATGCATAGTACTAAGACCATTCTTTACAGTATTTTGTTCATGGTATGGCTTTAAAGGAACAACCGGTCTATTATATCCTCCTCCAGCTGCATATACTTTATATGCATCTTCATCTAACTTCATGTCCCATTGACCCATGCCCTGCATGATCCCGCGGTACATATCTATACTAATAAAAGATTGTGCATCTGATTTATTAACTCCATCTTTATTTAACTCAGAGTCTGGTAAATATTGATTAGCAATTTTATCTGAAAGTCCATTAGCTTTTAAATTTTCTACAACTTGTATCGCTCTTTCTGTGTCTTGGAAATCAAAATCTTTAATTACTAATGCATTATATTGTGGCATCATACCAAAGTCTTCATTATTTAAATCAAATCCTTGTATACTTAATTTAACTCCTGGCGTATTTAAAAGACCCATACGTTTATAAAAATCAGAATCATCTTTTGCAAAAGAATATCCACTTCTTATAAGTTTAGTTATTTCTATTCTCATTACAAACTCATGAAATATAAAGTCTTTAATAAATTTGTCTCTTTCTTTTGGTACAACTCTAGATAGCTCAGGATCTTTTAAAGCGCTTGTTAACTCTGCCTCAAATTCTGTTAGCTGTTTTTCAACTTGGTTAACTTTGTCATTTAAAAGTTTTATAAATAAATCTTTTTTTGTAAAGTTTTGACCACTAACAAAATCTGAAACTAAATCAGACATATACTCTCCATTTAAATCTGTGTCTTCAAGACGATATATTTGAGGCATAGTAAATACTGATCCGTCTTGTGCATATTTATTAGATCCTTTTTTATAATGATAACCTTCTATAAATTTAGACGTGTCTTTGCTTCTTATAAGTTCTCTAGCTTGATGCATTCTAGCTAAATCTTGTATTATAAGTCCTTCTATAATTTCTCTTCTATTTATTCCTTGCATTCCAAATTTACCTGCATTTGCTATACCTTTAGAATTTAATTTAGGGACTTGTACATATCCTAATCGTTTACGATCTGCTTGAATATGATTTGCTACTAAAGAAAAATTCTTGTTACGATCATTTACATATCCTACTAGTCTTCCTAGTAAAGATGTTTTATCGTTTTGACTAGAATAATCTACCGCATCTCGTTTACTGCTTTTATAAGAATCTAATGTATAATTTATAAAGTTTTGTTTAGCTTCTCCTGGAGCAACATCAAGCATTGTAAGTAGTAGTGATTGATATTGTCTACCTGGACCCGGTTTAAACATAGGGTCTGTTTTTAAAGACTCTATAAATTGTTTTCTTTTAAACGTTTGTTTAGGATCATTAAACAACTCTACCATTTCATCTAAAGATGTTGGTAAATTTATAGGGTAGTATTGTTTGTTTGTAGCGCTAATAAAAGTACCAAAAGGCTTACTATCAAATAGTATTGAAAGATCTGATATTTTCTTTATTAAAGTTCCTTCTAAATTATGAAAATTTTGTGAGGGTTTAGTTTCTAATAGTTTAATAAATCTTTCAAAGCCTTGATTAGGTCCAAATACAAAGTTACCAAATAAGTCTCCTCCTTTTACTCTAGACTCATTACCGTTTATGTAATATTGTTTTATGTTTTCTTGTGTGCTTTCTAGTGTAGGACCATAATTCATTCCTAGTTCCCAAATATAAACACCTAAAGCATCTAGTTGTTGCTCACTCCACTGATCTGCATATTGAGCTGTTTTAACAACATCCCAAGCTTGTCTAATAATTTTTAATTTTTCTGGTTTAACAGAAAGTTCATTATTTGTATCTATATAAACAGCTCTTGGATTTTTTATTGTACTGTATTCTACTGAGTTATCTTTAAACTCTTGTTTTGTTTTGCTTGCAACAGCACTTTGATTAGAATTTATAATTTTATAAGTGTATTGACCATTATTATTTTCTTCTTTCATTAACACAAATTCATTGTATGTGCTTTTAAATGCAGAAAATATAGCGGCTTTTTCAGAAGAATTTAAAGATAAAAGTCTATTTACAATTGCTTTTACTTCTGGTTTATAAGCAGAAAGATAATCTAGTCTAGAAATCATCTCATCAAAGTCTGGTTGACTTACTGCTGCTTCTGCTACAATAGCATACACTCTATCTGTAGGTAATGTTTCTGGATAGCCTAAACTGTTTTCACCTACTACAATACTGCTTATAATTGCTTTTGCTTGAGAAGATAGTTTGTCTTCTGGATTGTCTTCTAACCTAGACCTGTTAAATATTCTTACATATTCGTCATCTATTTCTTCTAGTAGAGATGTTCCATCTTTTAATCTCATATTGTATCTAGACAAACTTTCTTTTAATAGTTGTCTAGTTCCTATAGTTTTTACATTTCCTAGTGAGTCTTCTTTACTTTCCCATTGTTCATATGCGCTTATAAACACATCAAAACTAGGAGCTAATTCTATCTTTTCTTTTCTTATTTGTTTTATAAAAGTGTCAAAATTATCAAGTGTACGTTCATCAGTAAGTACTTGATATAATTCTTCAGCTTTTTTTACAGATATAGTATTATTAAATGCTGCTAATAATGTTTGTTCTTTTACTTTAGAAAGTAAATCGTTTGTATTTAGTTTTACTCCTACAGTTTTTTTTACATTGTTTATAAACCCTACAAGAGTATTTATAAGTTCTGATTGTATTTTAGCATTTTCTGATTCAGATCTATTTAAATCTAATACTTTATTTTTTTGCTTATCAGCTAAGGCTACAGGAAAAAATTGTTGTTCTACTGTATTGTTTTTTGGTACAAATTTTACAAATGCATAAATGCCATTAGCTGTTTCTAATTTAGGTTCATTGTTTTCATCTAGATTATATGTAAATCGTTCCATTTGAGAAACATCTTTTTTTTCAAAATCAAAACCTAACCATGTTTTAAAATCATTACCATATGTTTGTTCATATATAATATCAGCTTCTGTAGGGTTTCCTACAGTATCTCTTAATGTTTTTAAAAGGCTTGAGTCTTTTCCATTAGATAATATGGCTCTGCCGTTTTCTATTCTACAACTCATTATTTACATTTCTTTTTATTAAATTTATCTTTAAAATTTTGAGGAACTGCTGGAGCTTCTGTAGATGGCTCTACTTGATTTTTCATTGCGGTTAAATCTAGTCTATCTATAATTTCTTGTTTTGTTTCCCCCATTATATCGCCTCTTTCAAATGTAACTTTAGGATTATTATATAAGCTTTCTCCTTTTTTAACTGCATCAATAGTTAAAATAGCATTATGGCCTTCACCTAATATTCTATCTCCTACTTCTGCTTGACTAAATAAATATTCTTGATAGTCTTTATATACATTGCTTGAATTAACAGGACTAGTATAAGGATCAGTACTATTAGCACGCTCTTTATCTACATGATATTTTTTAGTATTTAAAAATAATCTAAAATCTTCTTCTAAATTAAAGTTTAAATCTTCAGTGTTTTGTTTTGACAAATTTTTATATTTTTCATTTTCTATTGTAACGGTATTAAAACTAACTTTTATTTTAGGACCATTAACTAAAGCTTTTGTCATTTCACTTTCAGTAACACGTATAAGTTTTCTAAGCTTAGGGCTATAATATACCATATACTTATCACCGTTTTCAAAAGTATTAAACTCTAAAAAGCTAGGATTATTATTACCTGTTCTTTGTTGACTTGATGCTACAATCTCTGCTGCTTTATCGTAGTTTCTTTCTTTAATTAAATTTATTACTTCGTTTTTTGCACTTTCTGCTAAGTTGGCAGTGCTTAATATATAAACTCTTGGCTTTCCTCCAGGTACATTTTCAGGCCTTACTACAACAGCTATTTGGTCCAGTCTACCTTCTTTTTGTTCTCTTTGAGTTTGATTTTTTATTCTATCTAAATCTTGTTGATTTTTACCTTCTCCAACAGGAGACACTTCCCATTGTACAATATCTGACGTACCAGGTTGTCCAGTAGTAAGTAACAACAATACATTGTTTCTATTACCATTACCTATTATGTCTGTTATATCAGAAAAATATCTAGTACTTGTTGCTTCTGATAGCACAGCATTGTTTGCATTAGTAGAAAATACTTCTGATATTTTTGTAGTAACTTTTTTAGCAGTTTTTGATTCTTGCGCTGTAGAAATTTTTTCTGCTGCACTATTTACTACTTTTTCATATAGATCAGCAACAGCCTTCTCTGCTGTTTTTTTATTTTTAAATCCTTCAACTTCTACTTTAGCTCGTTTAGTTTGCTTACCGTTTTCATCAAACTCTGCATACTCATAAATTCTAGTATAAACAAAGTAGTCCCCACCTTCAACATCTCCATCAATCTCGTTTACAACTTCTACTATATCTCCTGCATAATATCTTTTACCTGCTACTGGACCTTTGTTTTTTACATTTGGATTTACAGCTCTTCTACTTCTTGTTCCTCTGTCTACCTGTCTATCTATATTAACTTGTTCGTTGTCTCTTATTTTTTGTACTAGCGCTTTTCTTTCTTCACTTTTAGAAGCTTTTAATTTACCTACTATTGTGTCCCCTATTTTTACATATATAGGAATCTGCTCAGTTTCTGTTGGCTGTCCTTTATGGTTCTCTACAAAGAAATCATTTTCTATTATTACAAATTCTACTTCTGTTCCTGCTACTTCTCCTAATAATAAATCTTCATTAATTATAATAGGTTTACCGTCTAGTGTGTCTGGTTCTAATCCTACTATATTACCATCATTGTCTACTCCTACCTTTCTATTTTCTACCCACAGTGTAGGGTTTTCTGCTAGCTCTAAACCTAACAATGGTTTTGGACCTGCTTCATCTACTCCTACTACTTCAACCTGTGGAGCAAATATGTCTAATTGAGATGTTTCGTCAGTATTAATAACCTCTCTTTTAGCAGGGCCTGAATCTTCGTTTTCTGCTGGAGCTTGCTCTATTATATCTTTTATGCTTTGTGCATCTGGATCTGTAAAAGTTTCTGATGGAGTACTAATTTTCTTTTCTAGCTCTGCAATTGCTAAAGTTAAACCTTTAAGCTCAACAGCACTAAGATCAGCTGTATCTGTCTTCTTAAGCATCTGAATTTGGTTTTCTAGAGAAGTGTCTTTGTGTAAATCTAAATACGTATTTTTTGCTTCTTCTTCTTGACGAGCAAGATCTTTATGTTTTTTTTCTTTATCTACTTTTGATTCTCCTTGAGGGTCTTTTACATTATTTTTAAGATCATCAGTAGTCTCTGCTTTTTCAGTATTCTTTTTATCTTCTTCAGACTTTTTCCTTGCTTTTGCCTCTGCCTCGTTTACTTGTCTTTCTTGTTCAAATACTTTTTGCGCATAAGAGTTTGAACTAAGTTTAATATAAGCATCAACAGCAGATTGATTTTGAGTTAATAGTGCCATATAGTCTCTTGCTTGCTGGCTAAACTCATCAATTTTTAGAGGGTCTACTTTATTTTTAATTAACATTTGTTCTATTTCCTTAAGCCTATTAAATGTGTTTAAAGCTTCTTCAGTTTTATCATACTCTTCTATTGCGCTACCCCCAAAGTTTGGTAGTGCTAAAATATCTTTCATAACACTACCATTATTTAAATTAACTGTAGTGTCTAATAAGTTTTGCATATTCTCATGTATAGAAGATAGCCTACTATTTCTATCATTAATTTCAGCCATTCCTATTATAAGCTGTGCACGTAATGCTTCTCTTTCATTATATACTGATTCTTCTGCAGCTCTTTCTGACTCTGACATTCTCATTCTTGTAAGTCCTTTTGATAATGAAGCGCTAGGAAAAGCATCATTTATATTTTCATAAATTTCACTAAACTTAGATAGCTTTTCTTTAAGATTATCAACTAGTTCTGCTTGTGTTTTACCTTCTCGTTCTTGTAAAGTTGTTCCTTCTCCTATGTTATGATCATATCCAAAGGATTTCATAAACTCTCCTTCTTCCATGTTTTTTGCTTCTTCTAGCTTTTCCATAAATACATCAAAACCTCCATTCCTTAAGGCTTCAAACGCATTATATATAATAAGTTTATTTTGTGCATCTTTATATGCTTTTATATCTTTGCTTTGTTTAGCTGCCTCCATATCTATTAAGGCTTTAAGAGCAGCTTCACTGTTCATTAGTTTGTTAGCACCATTTCTTAAATAACCACCATCTAATAATGCAGTTAAATATTGAGCATTCTTTTGTCTTTGTGCATAAGGTTTTTGAACTACACTACTTACACCAGAAACACCTCCCCCTACAATTGCTCCAACTAACATAGATTCTAATCCTTCTTGTGTTCCAAATGTTTCGCTAAGACCCTGTACTATAGCTGCACTCATATCTGCATTTCCTCCATTAAAGTATTTATCTGTATGATAAGCTATTGCCCCTGTTTTACTTGCAAACTGCCACCCTTCTTGTATCGCCTCTGTAACAGCTCCTCTAGCAGCTGGTTCAAGTCTTGCTAATGCTGTTCTAAATAAACCTTTACCAGCTGTTTTATCTACTACTTGCTTAACAGCTTTATTAAGAGCTACGTCTGAGTTTTGTTTAAGCGCTGTTTTAAATCCAACAATTTGTTTACCAAACATAAGTAAGTTAGTTCCTGCTAAAACTGGTAGTTGTACTATAAAATCTGTATTACCTGCAGCATAAGAAGCTGCTAATATTTCTTGTTCTTGAATAGGAGATACGCTTCCTGATCTTTCTTTTTCTAATTCCATTAAGTCTGCATAGGCAGTTTTTTGAGCCTCTCTTGCTTCTACAGATGCTTCTGCTGCAGCCATATAAAATCCAAGCTCAGAAAACTGAGCAGCATTAAGTGCTCTTCTAGTCCATTTTTGTCCTTTTACTCCCTGAGCCGCTAGCTGTGAACCGGTTGTAATATACTTTGATATATCAAATATACCTTTAGATTGTTGTGCTTTTGTAATTCCTCCTGCAACTTTTGCAGTATTAACTCCAAACATTCCTGCTTTTGCTCCCCTCATAATAAGACCTGTACCTCCTGTTAAATACATAGTAGCAATAGATCCTATACTATATCCTACACCATTTAATACTGTATCTGCCCAAAAATTAGCAGTACCTAGTTTTTGACCTGTAGGCATATTTGTTTCTGCTATAGTTTTATAGTTAGGCATAGTATGCCTCATCCAGTCATTAGCTTTATCTACAGTTTTTCCTACAAAATTATCATAGTAATATCCTGAACCAAAAGCCATTTCTCCAAGCCCTGCTAATACACCTAATGTGTTTTCTGCTACTGCTCCTACAGTTGTAACTAGACCTTTAGCGATACCACGCATCCACTTTTCTCCAGTCCCTTGATTCTTAGCTCTTTGTTCGTCCCAATTAAAATATCTAGTTGTAGGAACATTATACTTTGTGTATTTACTTAAATCATCTGTATAGATGTTTGTAAAGTTTATAGAATCAAAAGGGTCTACATTAACAGGCTGAAGATTAATAGGTTTATCTAAATCTTCTTTTGTTATAGTAATTCCTCCTGACCCTACCTTTGTAGCCGTAACCGGTAAATTAGTTTTATTATCTAACTTTACATCATCTGTTATAGTAATTCCCATAAATTAGTATATGTATTTTTCTAGACCTTTGTCTTTTACAACACTTGAAAGATAATCTAATCCTTCTTTTTTAGCATATGATCTTAATATTTCTGTTTTACTATCGTCTGTATAAACTACTATAGGAGTTGATGAAGTATAATCAAACGTAACATTAGTAAATACATCTGGAGCCCATTTAGAAACATTGTGTGCTTCACCATTAGAGAATAAAGTCATCATCTTATATCGTACACTATTTGTATATGTTTTTAAAGGAGAAATACGATCTGGTCCTGTAACAACATCCATCTGATCTGCATTTATAAACACCCATTCAATCTTACCACTTTGCTCACCACTAGCCCCTGTATTTTGAATACCTATTGCAAGCATTGGTTCTCCTTGTTGATTAGAAACATTTACAAGTCCTGATTGATCTGGTAATATTTTATAGTTTTGTTTGTTATTAAAAGCTGGGTCATAGTTTTCTTCAACGTACTGTGCAAAACTTATTTTTTCACCATTACCATTATACACCATAGTGTTGTCTTGTAGTCCGGTTTTTATTACTTTATGAAGAGCTTCTTTTGCATCTTTTTCCAGCATTCCAAAACTTGTATCAACTAAAGCATCAAATTTAATTTGATTATTTTTAAGTTCTGCATCAGCCCCTTCTTCATGAGTCTTTAAATTGTTTGCATGTCTAATTAACATTTGTTCAAAATATACTTCTTCTTCTAATATATCGCTCATATCCACCTCATCTGCTACTCCTCTTGCATTATAAATTTCTCCTAATAGTTTTTCTAGTATTACAGGTCTTTGTGCATAAAACAATGCATCTCCCTTTATAGGTACTTCTTGATTCATACCTGCTGCACTACTAGCATCAGGTTTATAGCCTTCAGCAGATTGAATTTGTTGACTTGCTTGTAAGTAATCTAAAGCATCTACAATAGTAGATCCTTGTGGTATTTCACCTAAAGATATTAAACCGTCTTTTATCTCTTCATACTTAGGACCCCTTTTTCCAAACACTTGATCTGGTCCAAACTTTTCTGATTGGAATCCAGTAGGAAGACTTCCGTTGTTTCGTCCTCCACTCTCTTCAACATACAATCTAGACAATGCTTGATTATAAGTTTCTTCTCCTTCTACATTAAGAGTTGAAATCATAGCTTCTCTTTTTCTCAGCTCTGCTAACTGTATATTATCTCTAGTACGTTTTGCTGTATTAACAATGCCTTCTACTGTTGCTTCTCCTAGTTTCATATTTTCTACTAAAGCTTCCATCTCTTCAGGAGTATCTGCATCATATAAAAGGTTTAAATCAAATTTAACATCTTCAGTGCTATATTTTTCTTTTATTTCTTCTAAAATCTCTGTGTTTGAAGTAATTGATAAATTTATAGATTCCATAGTATGGCCTCCTGTTACTTGTCCTGTTAAAGTAGGTTGAACTCCTGCCACCAGAATTACAGATGGAACTGCGTTATTTTTATTTCCTACACCATCAGCATCAAGTAACGTATATGTTTTACGAGCTGTTACATTTGTATAAGCATATTTATCTATAGATGATGTTCTAATTTTTTCTTGTAACTCATTATATTTATTATTCTTTAAAGCGTTTAAAGGATCAGAAGAAAGCTTGTCTAACTCTCCCACAAACCTTTCTAAAGAAACAATGTCTGCATCATTAACTTTTTTATCTTCTTTACTTAAACCTGTTTTACTCTTAAGCTCATTTATTTTAGAGTAATAATTTTCAAAGACAGTAGTAAGAGCTTCTTCTGGATTTTGTGTATCATAAGTTTCTAACTCTGCTTGCTGTGCCAGTGTGCTTTTAACATCAGGTCTACTTAGTGCTCTCATAACTACCTCGTTTGCTAAAGCAGCTGGTATTCCTTCAGTCATATTTCCTTGTTGGATATTCCAAACAATCTTTCCTGCCTTTTCATCAAATGCATTAATAAACTTAGCATCAACTAAAGTGTCTATCTCTCTTAAATCCATTTTTCTAATATCTGTATCACTAAACTCTTTTTGAATAGCTGCATTTATATCAACATCATTTGAAAATCCTTTTCCCTTAAAGTAAGAGTCTTGATCAATAGTTCCTGAAGGTGTTGTTTGAATTCCTTTATAATTAGCTCTAGATTGAGCTAGTCTACCATCTTTCGTTGCTGCAGTTATTTTTCCTTCTTTATAAGCTTCTTCTAGACTTTTTTTATAAGCTTGAAAGTAATCTAAACTTTTTTTATAAGGAGTATAATCTTTAACAAAATCCATAGCATCTCTGTTTATAGACATCCCTAAATTTTCATAATCTTTTCTTTGCCCTCTCTGCGCAATGTTATTATTATATTTATCTGCAAGGGAGTTCATACCTTCAAAGTCTTCATCCATAGCTTCCATGTTCATAACAGAAGTTGATAAAGCGTTATCAGCTTGAATGTTAGCTAAAAACTCTTGTCTTTTCATTTGATTAACCTGCACAGATCCTGTGTCTCTGTACATTGATTGAATAGGTTGTAGTTCGTATTTTGCCATTTAATTCTTTTTATTTGCTTGCAAGTTATTTAATGTTTCTATTGTCAGAAGATTAATCTCGTCAGGAGACAGATTAGGATTTTGCTTTGCTAAATACTTAGATAATATATCTCTTTGGTATATACCATCTGAACCAATTGCTTTAGCCATTCTTTCCTGTGATGCATATGCCATTTTATCTCCCATTACTGTTCCTATGCCTTGACCTAGTGTATTTAAAATTGCCATTCTATTACTAATTTTCTCACTCTCTCTCATGTTTTTTGCCGTTACATTAGCATTATCAACTGCTGCTCTTCTGTCTGCTTCTCTTTGTATTAATTGTGCATTTGTAGTTGCAGCTGTTAATTCATTTTGTACATTTCTAGCTTCTGCTTGTTCTGCACTTTTTTTAGTTAAGTTCTCAGCTGTTATTTGATCTTTAGATTCTTGTGCTCCTAATGTTCCTTCTGCTTGTAATTTTTTAGCAAACAAAGCTTGTCTATTAGCAAAAGCACTTGAACCCGCTCCTGAAGTATCTAAAAATCTTTGTTCTCCTGTATAAGCACTAGCTAATCTAGCTCTTGCTTCATTTTGATTAGGTGCATCATATACTTGACCTTTAACTCTTCCTGCTACTATAGGACTTTCAAATCCAGGAGTATATTCAAATTTTTCTAGATCTTTTTGTTTAGTAAGCATTGCTCCAATAGTTGGTATAAATGCTGCAGCTAATCCTATCTTTGCTGCTTGAGGCATGCCTGGATTTAGTTTTCTATTTAATTTTCTCGCAGCTATTTTTTGTTGTCTGTTATATTTTTTCTCAGATAATACTCCTCCTTCTGGTATTTCTCCTGACATTTGTGTCCTAGCTAAATATGCATCATAAGTATTGTCAATGCCTCCAGCTAAATCTACTTCTTCTTGTGACATGCCTACAACACCTGCATCATTTAAAGCTGAAGGTTCATAAGGCTCAAAGTAATCAGGATTTTTTATGTAATCCATTCTTCCTGGTCCTGCAGAAATAAATTTAGGTATTCCTTTATTAATATCAGTACTCTGCGCTAATTCCTGTTCAGGCATTTCATTAGGTATCTGCTGTAGATCTCTAGGCTGTAGATCTATAGGTTGTATTTGTTCTCTCGTACGTCTATCAAGATCTAATGGATTATTTCCACCATAGTTTACATTTGGAGCAAAGTTACCTCCTATAGGAGTTAATCCCATATTATTAGGAGGTACTGTTAAATTTTGAGGAGAAAAATTAGGACCATAAGTAGTTGTATTGTATGGAGTTGCTTCGTTAATTTGTCTTTGTCTTTGGTATGCACTATAAATTGATTCTAAGTCTTGTTTACTTGGAAGATCAAAACGTTGACCAAAAGGAAGAGGTGGTTGTACACCAGACTCATTTAAAAGATTGTTTGCCCCTATAGTATATTCAGGATTATTTTGCAGCATAAAGGTTAATCGTTTTGCTTTTTCTAAATCAGATAGTCCTCCCTCTTCATATTTAACTACACCTCCTAGTTTAGCTACTTGTTTAGGATCTCTATTAGCAGCCTTCTCTTGCAGCTTTGCTAGCATGTTAATCTCTTGCTGTCCTCCTCCATTTTGTAATATGTTTTTATGGTGTTGTGCATATGACATACCCCCCTTCTTTAAATGATCAGAAAAGAAATAATCTCTTGCTCCTCCTTTATTCATTACAACTTCATCCATAGTTTCTCCTCCTTCTACTTCTGTTTGTTGATCTAACATAATACCACTATTTGATCCCATACCTGATTCATCATGTTTATTGCCCACAAACTCTACTGCATCACTTCCTGGTATAGGGGCCATCACTCCTCCTGGTAATGGTTCTACTCCTCCCATTTGTCTCTTATAAGGATTCATAATGTTTCCTAGCTCTGTATTAACACTATCTACATTTACTTCAGAAGATCCTTCAGGTAAAGCTGTCATTATATTATCCATAATATTACCGCTAGGCATTGTTACAGGGTTAGAAGAATTGTTATACTCATTTGCATTTAATTTACCTGCTCCTAACATTAAACTAAGAGGGCCTAAACTTCTAGATGCAGCCCCAGTAAAAAGAGGTTTAAGTCCTTTCATTGCTAAAGAAAATCCTTTGCTTGTATCAGGAGGTCCTCCTGTATAATATTTTTGTATTCTATTTAGTATGTTTTCTTTCATTGTATTATATTTTTAATATCTAGGCATTCCTAGTTTTAATCCGCCCATCTTTGCTTGTAATGTGTTAAAACCTTGGTTGTACCCAGAAAATGTTTTTGCTTTTAGCTTTGCTGCTTGTACACTAGATAGTTGAGATCCAAATCTCTTTGCTGTAGATGTATTAGTTTTTGATACAAAAGCATCCTCTTCTTTCTGTTGTTCTGCTTGTAGTTTCCTTGCTTTATTTCTTCCAGCAAGACCTTTAAATAAACCATACCCTGCTCCTAAAACTCCTCCAACTATATTACCTAAAACAGGCACTGCACTACCTAAAGCCATTCCTGTTAATGCTGCGGCACCTAGCCCAGTTCCAATACCAGACAGTACTTTACCTGAGCCTTCTCCAAGCGTCAGTGTGGTAGCATCTTTATCATCTGCTACTTTACTAACTCCTGCTCCTGCTAGACTTGCTATAGTTCCTATACCTGCTCCTGATGTTGCAAAGTTTTTTAAACCTGCTCCTATAGAACTACCTTGTTTAAGTACTTCTCCTGATGCACTAGTAACTATTGTTTTACCTGTTATAGCATCAGATGCAAACGAAGCTCCTTTAGGTGCGTTTTTTATTAATTGATCTGTAGCTCCTTTTTTTAAAACATTCATACCTATGCTTGCATCAAATTGTGTAGCTTTTGCAGCTAGGTTAGCTGTTTTTACTCCTTTATAAGCTTCTACTGCACTTGAAAAAGGATTAGTTCTATCTTGTGGTTTTACAAATTTATCTCCAAGTGTTTTTGCAGTATTTACAATAGCATCTGCTTGTCCCTCACTTGCAGCTGCTGCAGCTTCTATGTTTTGATCTGCTGTCTCTTGATTTTCTTCAATTGTATTTACTGCGTTTGAAGCGTTAGTTGCTAATGATGCTTTTTCTGCCTCAAGCGCCTTTTCTTTATTTGCAAGTACTTGTGGATTACTTTCTTCTGCTACTAAGTTTTTAGTTTGTAGTCCTACAGGTATAGTATTAGTATCATACATTGTACCTCCTACAGAGTACTTATTTTTTTTATGTATCTTTTTTCTTAATTTTTTTGCCATATTATCTGTGTACCTTTCTTGCACCTACAGATGTAGAATACAAATTTAGTAAATTATTTTGTTTATTATCACATATTAGTCTAATTCCTACCCATTTATCTGTAAACTTTCTTTGTTTATCCCATGATTTGTTTAAATCTATATAAGATGTGTTTACAGTTTCGCTCATACCATCAACGTTAAACATGTTATTTGTATCAGAAGTTGTTACAGTTCCTGTATTTGTTCCTCCTAATAGGTTAGTATTAGCTGACATATAATAAGTATCTGTACTTGTACTTAATGCAGCCATATCTCTAAACTTATTAATAGTCCAACTATTACCTACCCTTCTTGTATTTATCATATACTCTAATTCTGTAGTACCTGATACTTGCATTGTGTTGTATAATAAGAAATCTGTAAAGCCATGTTCTAAAACACTTATATTACTTTGATTAAATGTTTCTAAAGTATAACTTAAATTAGAAATTAAAGTATCAGTTGATTTAACTTCATTATGTATAAACTCTACTTCAAATAAATAATAGTTTACTAAGTTTATCCAATCATTATTTAACATTGTGTTTGCAGTATTCTCTTGATAAAGTATACCTCTGTTTGTTTCTGAGTTATGTTTCCATATACCTGCATTACCATAAGTTGTACCACTAGTAGCTGCTACTACAGGTCTAGCATATTTATCAGTTAAAGAATAAAAATCTGTAGAAGTATTAAAATATATATATGGTATATAGTCATGAAAACTAGTCCAAGTATTTGCTTCTGGTGTATATGATATAGTCCATCCTACACAATCAAAGTATCCTGAAGTACAACTAAATTCTAAATCTGTCCATGCACAATTAGTAGGGCCTGAACTCATAGTTTGTCCCCATATTTGATATACTTTTTTATTTGAGTTATATCTAATAAGACCATCAGCATAAGACTGACAAGGTAAACTAAGTACTGATGCATTCCAACCATCTTTAAAAGCTTGTGTAGGTTTAAACTCTCTTTTAGTTAATATAATTCTTCTGTTTTTAGGATCCCAAATAGAAGTATATCCCATCCCTAATATAGGATTGTCATAATCATTTTTAAGACCATAGTCTTCTAACTCAAACTTAAGGTTATCTTTAAACCACGCCTCCATACCAATAGCGCTTATCTCTTGTAATTGCTGACCCATTAAAAATACTTTACGAGACTCTTTATCTACAAAGAAATACCCATATCTTGTAGTTAATGCTGCCCACTGAGAACTAGTGCCCGCATAACCTCCTGATGTTTGTATTATTTCATCAGGCTCTTGTTGGAATATATCTCCACTACCTACAAAAGACTCACTACCATCTTTCATTTGCAGAGATTGTTTACCCTTAGCTGCAAATAAACTTTCCTGCATGTGGAAGTATATTAAATTATTAAAAGAAGACAGTGTCCAAAGATCTCCTCTGTTCTTAGGTAAGTCTTTAAATTGATTAGCTAAGAATATTCTATAGTTATCTATTAAACTTGTAGTGTCTGCTTTTGCACTTCTATGTGTTCTTGTAGGAAAATCTTCTCTTAAAGATTGACTTAAAGGTAATGGAAATGGAGATCTAATAATATTTAACTCAGAATAATTATCATTATATCGAGAGTTATCTAAACTAGAAAAGTCTTTAATACCTACATATTCTAATAATTTTCTTGCAGGTGTTCCTGGAAAATACATACTGTCAGAATCTTGTGTATGTCTAAAGTTTATATTATCTGAGCTTTCTACTATATGATAACTTACTGCTCTTTCTGGATTAGACTTTTGATTTGGATTACTAGGCTTTAATCCTGTAGCAACCCCATATCTACACAAGTATGTGTCTCCTCCAAATATACCCTCTGGAACTATGTCTACTGTATCTCCCGTACCTTGTAAAGAATTATTTCTTATTACAAAATTTTCTAAATCATCTCCTAAAACTTCAAACCCTGTCCACACTAAGTCTTGACTATCAATAGATTTATATACATCAGTTTTAAATGCTTTTAAATTAGCAACAAAGTTTTGACTTTTTACGCCTCCTCCAGTTCCTGCCCACGGCAATGGATTTGTTAATACTGGAAGTCCTTGACCTATTACCCCATATTGCCCTGCATCAGGAAAACTATTTCCGTGTGGCCACCCTGTTGTATTATAAAGTCTGTTTTGTGCTGAAGTTACTGGAAGTTCGTGGTTATCTTTTAATCCAAATACTACAGAGCTTTCACCAAACTCATTAAAAAGTTTAGATCCAAACCCTAAAGGTTCTCCCTCAAATATAGTATCACCAGCTAAATATGTTTTTGCTTTTTGAGTTAACAATCTAGGCTGTTCCCTAGAATTTATTGCACTGTATTCATTACCTATTAAAATACAAGATTTAATTTCTTGTGGATAACAATTAAAGTCTGCATCCCATCCCCACTCTTGTACTATTTCATCTATTTGACTACTAACATTATTCTCTATATACGATACCATTTTCTTCTCCTGCTCTATTCTAGGACCGTTCCAAGCAAAGTTTCTAACTTTATATTGTAAGTCTATATGTGTTGCAGAAGCTATACTATTATGGCTTCTAAGTAAATTAAAATCATGAAAGCTAAATACTTTATATCCAAAATCGTCTGTAATTGTATTAACTGTACTACCAGAAGCAATTTGCATAGAAGGATATTTAGGATAATTGGTAATACTTTTTCCAAAAGGGTCTATACTCCAAAAGTTTTCTTTTTCATTTTTTAAAGTATTTAATATTTTTAAAGCGTCTGTATTATTATTACTTTCTTGACAAATACCTATCTGTGCATTATGCTGAGTAGAAGGAATTAAAATTGATTGTCCTAATATAGTTTTATCTGCATGGTTTCTGTTTGCATAATAGATCCTAAACCCTTGTACTTTGTTTGCTATCTCTTCTGGTATTTTAATGTCTGATAGTTGTATTCCTAAAATATCTACATCATGTGAAATTTTAGCATCAGAATATTCATTGTTTGGAATTGCTTGAGCTTGAGAACTAATACTAAATGCTATCCAACTTTTACAATTCATCTCTGGACTATTATTAAAACAGTCTATACCATAATGATTATCCAGACCAGGAGAGCAATCAATCTGAGATTTACCACTAGTTGACTGATGATTTGCTTGAAAACAATGATCATTACCCGACGATATTTCCATTGTTTCTAGCCAAATTTTTTCTCCAGGTTCTAAATCTATTGTTACTAGAGTAGTTTGCCTGTTAAAATCAAGTCTAGTTGACCCACAATTTCCAGTACCAAACTGTGTTATAGTGTCAAAGTTTACTTCTGTTGGTCCTGAACCAAGAGCTGTAGACGTAGTCATTAGTCTTGTTTTTACATCTCCCATAGTTCCACCATCTTGTTCAAACCATACATTCCATGCAACTTCAACTGTCATTTTTTGGTCTGCTGTAAATTCTTTTCTATTCCATAAAGCATTTATCGCATCTGTAGGATTAAATAATGGTCCGGCAACACCATTTATACCTAGAACAGGAAAGTTTGGAGCATTTTTATCATCGTTAAATCTATATTTTGTCCAAGTACTTTCATTTATTTGTGCTGCGCCATCAGTGTCTTGATCCCATTGGAATGTTAACTCAACTCCGTCCCAGCTTTTTTGAGCCAAAGGAACAGAAGTAGCGTCTGCAGTTTCACAATTACTTCCTATAATACTTTTTCTATTTGAGTTTTTATTTGATGGAAAATGATGATGCCTAACTTTTTCTCCTTGTATAGGAGCTGCTTGTGTATTACCATTATATACTTCATAGTCTTCTGTGTTAGGATATGTTTCTGTAGCATTCTCCCAATAATTCATTTGTCTGTGTTGATTAAAACTAGCTCCTGGAGACAGTATAACTCTATCTAAAAAATGAAAGTTTTTTGCATACTCAGGATTTAGTTTACCTATATCAGTCCAAAGATCCCCTGCTTGTCCTTGACCTGCAGAATTAGTTTCAACTGGTAGTATTGGTTTTCTACCTGGTATATGATAAGCATAAGACATACTACCATCTTTCATAACAAAAGCTATATAGAAAGCGTATACCTCATCTCTCATGTATCCTTTATACTTAAATATATTAGGTTGGTATCTGTAAGATTTAGTGTTGTCTACATTTTGTACTGCACCATTAAACTCGTTTACTCTTGATCTAGCAAACCCAGTATTAAGACCATCTACTGTAGCATAGTACTCATCAAAGTTTTCTATTGTTTTAGTAACAGAATGTAACTTAATATTGTTAGCATACTTTTGAAACCCTAAATCTTGACCACTAGTTAAATTACCTAAATACAATACATTATCTAATTGTTGTATTGTTTTAGCTTTTTCATATGATATTGTATCTATAATTACATCTTCTACAGATGCAGGACTTGTTCCTTCTATACCACTAAAAGTTACAGTAGTATTATTTGTTGTAACTTCTATATCATTTAATTTAAATCCTTCAGTTGCATCCCCCATCTTTCTAATTACTACAGGCTTAAGATATTTGTAATCTGTATTTAAATTAGTAATAGCCCATTTAATTGCTTTAGTAGTTTGACTACCTTCTTTAGCCCCGTCTTTTTTATTTGTAGGAGTTGTAAAATCAAACTCTTCTACAATAGATATAGGATTTGAAACAGTTACAAAGTTAGTGGCTACGTAATCATCATCTACATATGCTAAAGCTAAATAGTAAACAGCTGTTAATAGTCCTCCACCTTCTAGTATAGACGCTTGGTGTGTAATAAGATCTTCTAGTTCTACGTGTGGTACAGATCCTGCATGTGGAAATAGGTTTAATAGTTCTATATTGTTAGGTGTAAACCCATATAACTTACCTACGTTTGTACCACTTTCTCTTATCTGTCTATCTACATTAAATGCTCTAGGTGGATTTAAATCATCTGTAAAGTATACTACAAGATCTCCTTTAGCATCTATCTTAAATGTACCTTGTATTGGATTTGATTCTTGGAAATTTAAATCTAGAGGTGGATTAGGATTATATAATATTGTATATTTATTATTTTCCCATACACCTATCTCACTTCTTCCAGTATTGCTTACAACATTTTTTACAAAAAGTATTACTTTATTATCATTAACTTCTATCTTACCTAACACCTTATCATTTTGAGCGCCTGTTACTAAAGCTTCTCCTAAGTGTCCCGCAAGTTCTGTACCCCCTTCATTAGAAAGAGATCCTTTTTTGTTATTAATAACAGCATTCTTAGCATATCTCCAAGTTCCTTCCGGCTGGTCAATATGCGCAGTGTCTTTAAATAAACCTTTTATAAATCTTTTATCCATTAGCTTCTATGTAAGTCTTCTCTATTATTTAATTGTTCAAACCCTACATCGTGTCTATTAATATTAGGTATCATTCTTACCCACTGATTCATGTAAGATTCATACCTGTCAATGTCTGGATAGTTTGCAGCATTCCTAGCTTGCGTACAGTAGTACTTCCACTGCTGTTCTGCGGTCCCATAATTAATACCATTGTTCTTAAAATCTGGTTTAGATAATAAAATCTTTTTATATATATACCAAAACAATGCCTCAGAGTAGCTTATATCGTCTGGTACTAGAGGGAAACAATCTTCATCTGTAGGAAATGCTTTATAGCTTAAACAGATTTTACCACTTTCAAATGATGTTTTTATGTAATCATTATCTATTATGTATGTGTCTTCGTAGTTTACATTCTCATTTACACAGCCCTCACAATGCATACTCCTATGAAAATTACTTGCTCCATATTGTAGTGGTTGCATATGATTACTATTTTTAAAAAATACATTTTCTAATACTACTATTCTACTATTAATCTCATGTAGTATAGAAGTTGTACTTGAGTATTCTAATCCATTTGCTTGTGCATCTGCTATCTCAGCTTTTAATTCTTTTACTTTATCTATTAAAGTATCTAGTTCTTTAGAAGATATAGGTGATACTGAGTTGTTAATTGCTACTTGATTAATGTAATATAAATCTGTAGGTAATAATACTTTATGATTTTTTACATCTAATACACATTGTTTGTGTAGCAATTGTGTAGAAGCACCTATGTGCTCTAATGCCTCGCCTATCCATTCAATAGCATCATCAATCCAATTATCATCTGCAGGTTTTAAATCCCTGAATATTTTTCTTATTATAGTTTTGCTAGATTTTGTTTTATATACTGCCATGTTAGTGCTTTTTAAATTTTAAATAAGCTAAATCATCTTGTTTTAAAAGACTGATTAACTTTTCTTTATTTCCTTTTACGCCACGAGTAGTGTCAAATCTATATACTGATTTGTTTGGTATCTTGCATTTACCTTTCCTCCAATAGTATTTGCAATAAAACTCATCAGTATGATAGATATGCCACTTTACTCCTTTACCCGTTTCCGAGTTATATAACAATTGACCTTCTTCTAGGAGTTCTTTTTTATATTTGTTGCTCTCTCCCCAATCTAATCTAGGTGATCTTGGATCTCTATCTCTTCTAATTATAGAAAGTGTAGAAAGGTTATTCCCCATATTGAATTCCTTTCCATCTAGAATATGTTCCATGATCAGAATGTTAAACTCTTGTACTATATTTGTATGTAAAGACTTGTCAAGATCATCATTATAATAATCTTGATAGTCTTCATATATATGCTTAAGAGTATAGTTCATTCTATAAGTCGTCCAAGTTTGGTGTCTTAGGTTCTAAAGTAAATCCTCCTTTTTTATACTTCATCATCTTTCCACCCATACCTTTTTTCTTAGGCTTCATTGCAGATCCTCCGTACATTTTTTTCTTACCTCCCATTTTGTTTTTACTTTTTTTAGCTCCAACTATTCTATCAGCAGCTGTAGCATTAGGGTTATTGTCATATCCAGCTTTTACGCTTAACATTCCAAATTTACCTCCATCTTTCATTTTTTTCTTTTTTAAGTTCATTTTAGTATTATTTAAATTATTCATAGTTCCTCCCATTTCTGCTTTAGCAGTTTCAGCTGACCTTTTAAAATTAGCTGCAGTTGGTGCACCTTTACTGTTAGGCTTTCTCATTTTCTCTCCTGAGCCAGCTTTTATCCTTGCTCTTTTTTTGTGTATGTTTGCATACAATCCTTGCTTTGCCATTTTTATTATTTTATATTAATTGTTTATTTTTTAGGTTGTGCTTGTTGTACATCTTGCATACGATCATTTGTTGTATCACTTTTAGTACTAGCTAGTAATGATAACTCTCCGCTTAAAATGCCTTTGTTAATTGCATTGAGCATGTCCATAGGAATAGGAAAAACGGTAGCACTATCATCATAACATTTTGCTCCACCACAATCTCCAAATTTAGATACAGCTTCTGGGTCTTCAAATATTCCTCTAATGTTAATATACTCTAACCCCTCTGCATTGTAAATGTACAAATAATTTTCAATCATGTAAGCTTTATACTTTTTATTTGTGTACTTATCAAATGCAAGGAATTGTATTGTGTTAGAATCAACTACCGGTATAGTACCAGTTCCTGTAACATCTCCTACATACGTAATAGCTTCTTGGTTATTAAATCTTACAGTTGTAGGTATAAGATCTTCACCTCTAGATACAATACACTCTGAAGGTAAACTACAACATTTGGTTGCATCTACTCTTTGAAGTTTAATACATCCAAGGTCTTGTTCTATGTGCCTACTAACAAAACCATTTCTAGCATAGTCTCTCCTAATAAACATTGCTCTATAATGTTTAACGTTAAATTTAATTTGATCTAATGATATATGCTCATCATGGTTAGATCTACCACCTCTTACTAAGTTTAGCAAGTTATAAGCTATTTCGTTTAATGTCATTATTTTTTTACTTTTTCTAGTGAACGCCCTCCAAAATAAGCTCCAATCACTGTAATTAATACTAGTTGTAATAAATCAGTCCACTTGTCTTCTACTTTAAAACTTATAGTTCCAGCATCTATAAATATTAATAACACTGTTGCTACAACTAAAAAAACTAAAACTAATGGTCTTATGTTTTTACTTAACCATGAATCTGAATTCATATCTACTTTCCATCTTTCTGTTACTTGCTTCTGCATCTCAGCTTCATAACCCATTATCATGTCTTTAATTTTAAGCTCGGCTGCTAGCTTTTCTTCTTTTGTTGTAGTTAAATTATCTAATACACCACCAACACTTTTTATTAGTTCACCTGCACCTGCTGAAAGTAATTTCTTTATCATATCTTTATTTTAATTTATTTGTTTGTTTAAGATTAAATCAACTTCACTGTCAGATGCATTTAATTGTATATAAAAATCATACCGTGTAGAATCAAATTCAATCTCTTCTTTTTCTAAAACTAACGTATTGTTAGGTGTAATCTCTAGATCTTTTATTATATAGATAGTCTGATAACTAGGAACTACTGCGTTCCAATCACCACTTCTACCTACAAAATTTGCAGTTGCTAGAGGCTTTTGTAAATATAAATCTACATACACAGAAGAGTCTGTATTAGTATTACATAAAATCAAACTAAAAACATCATAGTCATTATTATTATCATACCTATTTGTTATAATTGTAGCGGCAGTACCTGCTACATTCTTATGTATATGTTCTCTTATCACTTATACGTCTGTTAACTCGTCGTAATCAGCTAGCGTTTTTAAATGTACGTAAGTTTGTTTTACGATATTTAAGTTTGCTCCGTTTGCAACTGATGGTGTAAATGTACCAGATATAGTATATATTGCAGCGTCTGGGTTTGCAGCGTAAGCAGCAGCATCTTTATATACTCTAGCTGAATAATCAGCATAGTTTGTTTTACTCCAAGTTACTTTTCCATCTTCAGCAGTTGTAGAAGTATCTACAGCTCTATGATTTATTTGCATCACTTTTAAGTGTGCGTTATTTATGTCTAGTCCTTTATATACTAGTTTTCCTGTTAATGCCATTTTTTTATTATTTTATTATTTAATTATTTAATGTTAATCTACTGTGTTTATTTTTCCTAAGCTGGCTGTTGCAACGGTATTTACTTTACCTATGCTGGCTGCAGCTACGCCATTTATTTTATGTGTATATCCACTAGCAGCATCTGTGTATGATAACTGTATTGTACTACTAAATGCTACACCTCTAGTTATATCTCCAGCCGCTTCTAAAGGATTTTCTTCCTCTGCGTTAAAATCTTCTATACCAATTAAAGCTATATTAAAATTATCTTCACTTATAATTTGTTGTATTGCTACTGCATTTAAACTTATTGATACTTGTGAGCTTGAACTCCAAGCTGTTGATGCACTATATGGAACAGTACGATCTATATTGTTAAAGTCATCGTTTGCAAGCTCACCACCACTACTATTACCTGCAGTATGTTTTACAGCTATAACATTACCTTCAGCACTACTGTTACCAGTTATTTGTAATATAAAACTTGAACCTGCTGATAAACCTTGAGTGTTAAAATGTAAAAAAGTTCTTGTAAACCTATGTATTGCACTACCTCTACCTGTTGAAAAAAGATATTGTATTGCAAGAGCTTGATTACCTGTAGCACTATCAGTAGCTGTTCCAGTTGTAGCTCCATGCCCATCTGTATAACTGCCGGCTTGAGCACCTGTTATAAAACCTTTTCTATTTACTGCTAAAGTACCCATTACGCAACCTCAACAAATGTACCATCTGGGTTAAACCATATTTGACCATTACTTGCGTCTATACAATATCCTATAACTCTTACTATATCACCACTACCAGAAGGAGCGGTTGCTGTAGCTAATCCAGGCGTAGTTGATGCAAAAAGCACGTCACCTACAGCTCCTGGATCGTGGCCTAAAGTTACCATACCTCTTAATAACATACCGTTAGTATCTGATGCAGCACCTAAAGCAACACCTAATAACCCATCACATGTAGAAGCTGCGTCAGCGTCAACTAACTCCCAAGTACCATTTGATTTATAGTGATATATTTTACCTGCTGTCATTGATGTTGTACTTCCAAAATAAACTACATCTCCACTAAAGTCTGCATCAGTGTTACTTGTTTTTGTAAACTTGCGTTTATCTATTGTAACATTCTCACTATTATCAATAGATATAGCCATACTATTGTGAGTAGTACTTTGACCAATGTTAAACTCATCAGCATCTGGCTCGTAAGATAATATACCAGCACCCGTGTTAGTACCACCGGCATTTTCAGCTTGCATTTTTAGTTTTATAGGATTACCATGCACAGTCCCTTTCATTAATAAACCTATGTTTAATGAGTTACCAGCACCAGCACCATTAATTTCAAACAACGGCGCATCAGTTACAGCATTACCACGGATAATTAAAGAATCGTTACCATCACAAGTAAATGTTTGTGTATCTGTAGTAAAAGCTATTTTATTATTAACATCACCCGTGTGAACTATATCTTGAGCTACACTTAAAGTGTTGTATACAATTGTGTTATTTTCAGTTAAATCTAATACATCATTATCTGCAATTAAAAAGTTTATAGCTGTAGCACCTAGTTGCATAATAGTTGAATTATCAGCATCACACGCAACGGTGTCACACTCAATACCCGCTATATTAGTTATATTAGTACTATCATCACCAACTATATTACCATTAGCATTTATATTACCACTAGCTGTTAAAGCCCCAGTAACAGTAACACCAGCAGATGTTGTTTCAAACTTAACAACGTTATCGTAGTAAAGCTTACACGCGCCATCATCATTAAATTGAGCGTAATACTCTCCTTGATCAGCACTTCTAAAGTATATGTGATTTGATCCCTCAATAAATAAGTTACCAGTACCTTGGTCAGTAATATAACTATTGCTACCATTGTGATATATCTGAAGGTCTGCAGAATCTCCAAAATATGCTCCTACATCATCAAAATGTCGTGTTGATTTTAAAAATCTAGTTTCAACTGCACTACCATCAACTCTAACATATGTAGCTGTACCTCCTGAGCCATCATCGGAGAGGAAATTTATATCACCGTCATCAGTGTTGTTTAATATTGTTAAATCACCAATGTTATTTGTTAATGTAGTGTTACTACCATTATGTATTATGTTAAAATCAAGCCCACTACCGACGTTAAAAGCAACGTTGTCAGGTACAATAATTTGTGGTGATGCATAGCCACCATCTAAAGTTAAGTAAGCTGTACTACCACCTGAACCATTATCACATTCAAATACTATATCTTTATTGTCCGCATGATTACTAATATATAAATCACCCACTGCGTTTGATATTACTGAATTTGTACCATTGTGGAGTATTTCTAAATCAGCAGAACTACCAACTCTTAACTTTACATCGTCATCAAGTAAAATGTGTTTGCTAGCAACCATATATCCTAACGCACCGTCTAATCTAAAATACTCTGTTTCCCCACCAGACATATCATCAGACATAAAAGTTATATCACCATCAGCAGCGTAATTTCTTATTTCTAATGTTCCTACAGTGTTATGAACAAAGGCATTGCTACCGTTGTGAAGTATTTGAAAATCAGAACCAGTACCCATAAGAATTCTAACGTGATCGGGTAGCTTAATGTTTTGAACAAACTCAGTAACTGTTTCACTACCATCTAATCTAAAATACTCTGCTACACCACCTGATCCATCATCTGATCGAAAGACAATGTCTTTGTCATCGGCATAGTTAGTAAAAATTATATCCCCTGTAACACCCCAAAGATTTGTGTCTGTTCCATCGTGTGACATTCTAAAATCTCTATCTGTTCCAATTGCCAAATGAGTACTATCAGGGAATGTAGTAAAACCAGCGTTGCTACCATCTAATCTAAAATATTCTGTTACTCCACCACTACCATCATCAGTTCTAAATATTATGTCTTTGTCGTTATGATAGTTTGTAATAGTTAAATCTCCTATGTAATTAGACATAAAAGAGTTGTCAGATTCGTGAAATAATTGTAAATCAAGACTAGCTCCTAAAGCTAACACAACGCCATCGCCAAAATTCATTTGTTTTTGTACCGTTGTGTACCCAGCACTACCATCTAGCGTTAAATAAGTCGCTAAACCACCAGAACCGTCATCAGCTTGGAAAATCATATCAGCATCAGTTTCAGCCTGCTTGAATATTAAATTACCAGTTTGATGATAGAAATTAGTGTTAGTACCATCGTGGTATACTTGTGTGTCATATCCGTCACCAAAAGAAATTCTAGAATTATCATGCCATTTAGTCCACGTGCTTGTAGTTGCAGAACCATTGTGGGTAGCGGCGCTACCATCTATATCAAAATAAGAAGTAACACTTCCAGCCCCGTTATCAGCTTCAAAACGAATACGAGAATTATCAGTATTCTGTACAATTTTTAAATCACCTGTGTAGTTTTCTATATATCCATGACTACCACTAGAATACATAATCATATCTGTGTCAGTACCATATTCAGCTGATATATTGTCTGCAAATAATAATGGTCTAGACACTGCTGTTTTAGCCACACTACCATCCAAAGTTAGATAAGCAGTTGCACTTCCAGAACCATCGTCTGCCCTAAGAATAAGATCTGCATCAGCTACTGCTTGCTGTATGATTAAATTACCTGTGCCGTTTTGGCTTAAATAACTATTAGAGCCATCGTGATAAATAGCTAAATCAATACTGGTTCCCAAACCTATGTGAGAACCATCTGGAAATATAGTATAAGGTGAGCTCAAGCCACCATTTAAGTAAAAATATGTTCCTGTACCACCTGAACCG